AGAGCATACAAAAAAATACCGCAAACTCTATTGTTTACGGCATTCCTTCTTCCATATTCAATGCGGAGAAAGGGATAATTTTAGCCATTCATAATACAACATAGTATCAACATTTCAAGTGTTTTCGTCATTGTTTATACTATATTATAATATGTTAAAAATAGTTTTGCCCCTTATTTGCCCCTGTATTTCCCTACACATAGTCGCTATATTAGCGTATAAGTGGTCACTACAGTGACTATTTATTAAATCGCGAGCATAGGTGGGGCAATGGAATAATGCCGAAGAATAATCGGTATTACCATTGCAGGTCCTATGTACGCCCCTTTTTAGACACCGTCTTATACGCTAACTCCTAAAATGCACTTATATACTATCAAAATCCCTTTTTAATGCAGCAAAAAGGTAGCTCAATAGGTTTTTTAGTTTGAAAACATACCTTTTCCACCCTTTTTTATACCTTTTTCGCCTGTTTACCTTAATAATACCATGATAAGGGAGCTTTTTTAAAAACCCCCGAAAACACGAATACTCCCGACAGTTTTTAGGCTGTCGGGAATTTTTTAGTATTGCTTAATAACAACAGAGTATCCTTTTGCCTTTAATTCGGCAGCGAGCTTCTCTGCGTTTTTCTCGTTTCCGAATGCTCCAACCTGTAATCGATACAACGCGCCAGAGCTCGAACCAGATCCATCACTTGAACTTTGACTCTTATATGCAATACCGAGATATCTCAAGATAGCTTTTGCATAGGCAACACCAAAGGCCTTTTGCTCTGCCACGGTGTCAATGATGTCGTTATCCTTGTCATTGTCAATGAACGCACATTCACATAATACCGCTACCATCTTCGTTCCTCTGGTAAAGGCAAGATTCTTCGTCTTAACCCCTCTGGAATTCTGCCCGATTTTCTTAGTTTCTTCTTCACAATACTGAGCTAACTTCTTCCCTTTTGTGCTTGTAGAATAGTAATAACTTTCTGAGCCATCACCTTTCCCGGCGTTTGTATGGAAAGAAACTGCTACAGAAGCTCCGCACGCATTTGCTTCTTTTACTTCCTGCGACACTGGATCGTTTTCATCTCTGGTCCTGCTGCATACTACAGTTACACCGTGCCTTATCAATTCATTGTGACAAGCAAGCATGATCTGCAGGTTAATGTCTTTCTCTTTCATTCCATAAGCTACTGCTCCCGGATCACTTCCGCCGTGGCCGGCGCTAAGAAATACTTTTGTCATTATAATTCTCCTTTTTCCCTATAATATGAAAGAGGACGATTACTCGCCCTCTACCTCTGGAATGCCTGCTATGCTAGTTAAGATACTTACAATGCCTGCAACAATAGAAGCAGACAATACCATCTTCCAATCTACTGCACTGAGTACTGCCCCTGTTCCAATCACTGCAACTGCTGTCTGCGCCATCGTTTTTACTGCTCTAATTCCTGCGGCTTTGAGCCACTTTTTGGTATCTACAGATACCTTTAATACGCTGTTTTTAAACATGCTATCCCTCCTCTTAGAGTCCAATCTGTGCGACCAAAAGCCCAAACACAGCTCCGATCGCTAGTGTTAATAAGTACCACTTAACCTTGCGCCATGTGGCCCCGTCCCTGTTTTCCAGCTCTTCTAACCGGCTCTCCTGTCGGTTCTGGGACTTAACCAACTGCTCCACGCTCTGTGCCAAGCTGTGCACACTGGTGGTAAGTTCTCCAATTTGTCGCACGGTATCCTCTAAGTCCGTAAGGCGATGGTTGATGCGCTTATGCTCATCTTCCATCCTGCGCTTGAACTCTTCGTGCTCTGCTCTATCAATTGGTGTATCCATGTTGTACCTCCTACATTAAGCTATTTACAATTTCAGATACGACACTTTTAAGATTGAAAAGCTTCGGCACCTGTTCTAAAGTGAATGTCCCTGTTAATACTAAGCTCACCCATGTTTTTACTAAAATACTGTCTTTTGAAAATGTCATATTATAAGTCCTCCGTTTCTAATACTCTAAATACAATTTCCTGCAAGTTGCTAATGTTTGGGACACTCTCTTTTGGGTACGTCCCATTTCTTACCAGTTCTACCCACGTTTTCACAATCACACTGCTTTCGTTAAACACCGGCACCACCTCCTTGCATGGACGCAATAAGCATTGTAAGTTCTGCGATTGCCATCTGCATATCCGTGTTGGTCTGCTCTATGGTCTGTTCTGCACTGGCAAGGCGCTCCTCTACAGATTCTCCGACTTTGTTTACCACGATTCCGTAAATCTTCCCGGTGTATTCTTCTGTACGGTAAAACTCAGTGTAATTTTCGTACTCTCCCAACACCTGCCCTCGTTCTGTCACGGTCATTTTCGCGGTCTTGATCGGATCCGTAAACAATTTTCTAAGTTCTTCCGGTGTCGTCCCGGCAACCAGCACTTGCAAACCACCGCCAAGCTCTGTAGCTTTTTGGATGGCAAGCGTAGTACCATCGTTAAATCTTAGCTGCATCTTATCTCCTTTCTGCCGGTAATCTGCCACCGGCAAGGCAATAAAATAAGAGCCTGCATTGGCTCTCTGGTTGACGAGTTACGTATAATTTTTTAGTTACTAAATGGCAATTGTATAAAAGTTGTTGATAGTAAAAGTATAACTACCAATGGTTATAACTACGAATATTCCATTTTATCTTTTGGCGATAAAAGATATGTGAAACTATTTGGAAACTATACAATCAAAAATGTAAATGGAACTAGCTTTCCTCCATTTGTGTACAATACGATAACCAACTTAGGTTTATTTCCGGTAAATATAACTACAAAAATCAAGAAAGTCCTTGATTTTTCGCTTAATTGCTTTAATCCCGGAAGTGGATTGTTTTTAATCGGCGGAATAAAAAAACATATAGCAACGACCAATGCTTATGCAGATGTGCAATTTCTGATGACAAATCCACCTCAAAATATAGGGTTAGAATGGATGATGGTGTGCGAAATCGAATAATCATTTCCAACGACCAATTGCCACCCAGCTAATTGTCTTTGTGTAATTCGCAGTAGTAGCATCATAATGCACAGAACACTTATCTACAGATCTATTTCTGTTTCCGGAGGAATCATATTCGCCGAACTCTGTAATAAACTTTCCGTTTGTACCCTTGGTCAGAATTACGACATATTCTGTATCTATAAATGGTTTTGCAAAAAAAAGATTGTGATTAACAGATGTGTAGCCCGTACTACTAAGCGTACCGTAGCAAATTTGTGTTCCATCAGGAAAACGGACATAACCTTTACCACCATTTGTTATTTTGCCATTTAGTAACTCAATCATTTTCTGTTGTTCCGCTGCACTTACAATTTTTTTAAACACCGGACGAACCTCTATAACGTTAATTCCATCAAGTTCCACCTCGTATAGTGGCATTTCATGTTTCAAATCTCCATTTCGGATATCTCCAACCACATGTCCCGGCACTATCGGTGATTCTTTGCTCGGAGTTCCTTGCAGCACAACTGTATTCACGCTTTCCACTCCACTATCAGCTACTTTTTCATAGCGTGCTACAATAAGGTCTATTCTCTTTTCTCCTTGCATTCCGTTTTCGATAGTTAATTCATCATTTATATTTTTAGGTATGACCGCATGCGTACCCTGCATACAGATACTACCATCTTTGATGTCTATCCGGTTATTACTCACCAGCTGAGCCTCTAATTCACTTCCACCATTCATAACATAATCTTCAGCACCAACTATTCCAATATTGAAATCACGAACTTTATATGGTGTTACATGTGGAGTGCCTCTATG